AATCCCGTCGCACACAACATTATTGATAAATATTAATTGATATCAAAATTTGTCAACAAAAAATGCTTGCCACAATATTTTTTATTACCATTATTTTGGCTATATAATGGGTATATTGTGGCAATCTTTTGTGATGGATTATTTACTGGACATTGAAATCGTTTCTCATTTTTGAGATGGCAAGATTTTTCATTTTTGCTTCTACTTCAAGGTCGATGACATTATTTTGTAGACCTAATAGTTGTGGTTGTGGTACGTAGTGGATATAGTCGCTATGTTTACGTCTTTCGGTATAGTTGCCATTTTCTTGACCTGGGGTAGTGTTGCTAATATGTTGAAGGGGCTTGCAACCTGTCTTATTCCATGTCATAGTTGCTAAATGGAAAGCTTCATCCATTGGAATGCCTGCATCATTGAAGACATGGTGATGTGAGTCCCAGCATACAGGCACACCTGTTGCATCATGGATATTGATAAGGTCCATGAGGTTATAGGATGTTTCATCATTTTCTAGAGTTAGCCTAGATTTGATATGATGAGGCAATGAATTGATTACGGAGATAAGTTTACTGGATCTATCTGCTTTACCTCCATGGATATTGATTGCATTATCTGGGGATTGTGGTAGATTCATTTGGTCGAAGGTCCAAGCGTGATAGTCTAATTCCATGATAGATTTACAGACTACATCATCACTATCACTGGATAGGACTGTGAATTGTCCTGGATGGGTAGTGACTCTGATATTATTAATTTTGAATAGATTGCCGCAATGATTTAGCCTAGAGATTAGGAGATCATCTTGTTTGGCGATATGGCTATTGAATTCCCACAGGGAGAAGATATTGCTTGACAATCGGAAGCAATGGATATTGTTTGCGACCAGTTTAGGGATAAGTTTAATGATTTCCTCGACGTTATTTCGGTAGACGTTTTGGATATATGTGTTATTATAGGCCCCTGATTTGAATCGGCCTAGTTGCATAGATTGTTCATTGATACTGTTTTCGAATACGGTTGAGCCATCACGTTTTGTACGGGGCTCAAGGAATTGGCAACAAAGACCTAGCATAATGGTTACAATCTTTCTGAGTTAGAGGTTATTATAGAGATCCAGTATATCATAGATTGATTGATGGGTCAAGAGATAAGAAATGATAATATCGTTGTCATCTACCCCTAGAGAAATGACAACGATATTTTATAAATTGGCTCTGGTATATGTTTAAACGGCAATTGATAAATTTATTGGTGATATGTTTGTTAGGTTTGAGAAGTGTTAAAAATGGTTAAAAATGTTTAATTGATGTTTTTGTGGTATAGAGTGGCAATTGGAATAAATTGATATAAAATATTGTTGTCTCTACCCCTAGAGAAAAGTACAATATTTTATATCAACTATTGATTTATGGGGTTTAAAGTGGTATTGGCAGTGGATGATTGAACGGGATTGGTGTTATTTCTCTAGGGGTAGATGACAACGATATTATCCTTCACATGCGACGCATTCATTTTCTTCACGTTTGTATGCTCTAGATCCTGAGTCACCTTTTAGGACGCTACCTGACCGACAGTAGTATAAAGTTTTAAGACCTTCGTGATATGCCATCATGTGGACTTTATGGATATAAGTTGGATCAGCATTTGAGGGGAAGAAGAGGTTAATGCTTTGAGCTTGGTCGATATATTTTTGTCTTTGTGCGGCAAGTTTAACGATAACGAATTGGTTAATTTCTCTTGCTGTTAGGAAAGTAGCTTTTTCGTCACTGGATAGAAAGTCTAGATGTTGCACGCTACCTTCATTTGATACGATAGAGTTCCAGACTTGTTCATCATTTTTATTTTTAGATTCCAGTAAAGCTTCAAGGATACTGTTACGATGGATGAAGGTACCTTTTGCGGTTTTTCTTGCGAATGCGTTAGCGGTCCATGGTTCGATTGATGGGCTGACGTTTCCGCTGATGATGGCATTTGTTACAGTGGGTGCCAGGGCGATTGTGTGTGTATTACGGACACCGTAGCCTTTGCACCATTCTGGTTCACCATATTCTTCAGCTAATTGTTGGGTAGCGATTTTAGATTCAGATTCTATTAGTTTAAAGATTTGGTTATTGAGTCGATAGGTTTCGAAGCTATCGTATGGGAGACCTTTTTGTTGGAGGAGTGAATGGAATCCGAACACACCGAGACCTAGAGCTCTAGATTTTTCTGCGAAGCGGACAGATTTTTCGAATCCTGGGATATCTTTTGCTTTGACGATAAATTCTTCCATGACACCATCCAGGAACCAGATAGCTAGTTGCACTGCATTTGTATCTTTCCATTCGTCCCATCGTGCTAGATTTAGTGATGAGAGGCAGCATACGAAGCTATGTTCTTTATCTGTTGCGAGAGTAATTTCGGTACAGATATTGCTACCGAGTACGGATAGGTTATTATTTTTGTAGCATTCTGGATTTTCTCGATTTACTGTATCGGAGAAGAAGAGATATGGTTCACCTGTTTCGAATCTAGTTTTCAGGATTTCTTTCCAGAGGTATCTTGCTTTTTCGTCACCATTTTTAATTTTATCCATGAATTGGTCTGATACACAGACGGCATGGTGGATATTGAGGCATTGACGATTTGGGTCACCTTGAGGTTTTCTGATTTTGAGGAATTCTTCGATATCTGGATGTTCGATTGGTAGGTAGGATGCTGTAGCACCTCTACGGGTTCCACCTTGTGAGATACCGATTGTTGTGGAGTCTTGAATTTTCATAAATGGGACTACACCATCTGAGTATCCATTGCCTGCGATGATGCTTCCCCGTCCACGGACATCATTATAGTGTTGAGCCACGCCTCCACCATATTTTGACATGGAAGCTAGTTCATGCATGGAGGTCATGATACCATCTACTGAGTCTGGGATATATCCAGCGAAGCAAGAGATTGGGAGGCCCCTATTTGATCCCATGTTTGAGCAGACGGGTGAAGCTGGGCCTAGCCAATTTTTCCAGAACAGTTCGAAGAATTTATTTTCTAGTTCTGGTTTATTGAGTCTTTGAGCGGAGGCTTTAGAGATTCTTTGGTACATCCCTTTTGGTGTTTCATTTTCTAGCAGGTATCCGCCGCAGAGAGTTTTGTAACCTTCATCTGTTAAGAATTCTGGAGCTTGATTTTCTTGTTTTAGTTCTTGCAGTGATTTCATATTATTTCTTTTCATTAAAAATATCTTCAAAGGAGATTGAACCTTTTGAGTATTGTGTTTCTCTACCGGCGAAGAAGTCTTGTTGTGATACGCCTTGTGATAGGGTATCGAACCAAGCCATTCTTTTTAGTGCTTCTTGATCTATATTTTTCCAATTTGTTTTGCACATTACTTCACCGAGTTTAACATTTGCTCTATGTCTAATAAAGCATTTAAGATCTTTTGGATCGATACCTTCGATTGTTTTATTATTGAAAACATTATCGATGAAAGCGTCTTCGATTTCGATTGTAGCTCTTGCTGCATCATAGATTGATTTTTTCAGTTCATCGTTCCATACTTCTGGGTTTTCTTTAACAAATTCTCTAAAGAGCCATGTACCTGCTTCAGAGTGCAGAGATTCATCCAGGACGCTCCAGGATATGATTTGTCCTACTCCTTTTAGTTTATTGAATCTGGAGAAGTTGAATAGGATAGCGAATGACGAGAACAGGCTAACACCTTCTGTGAATGCTGAGAATACTGCTAGGCTTCTTGCCATTTCTTTTTTCTCATTAGTATTTTCTATTGAAAGGAGTCGATCGATTTTAGCTTTTGCTGTTGGTTCTGTTAGGAAAGCATCATAGTCTTCGAGACCTAGGGTATCATTTAGGTGAGCATAAGCTACTGTATGGATTGTTTCGAAGGCACCGAAGGTTGTTGCCATCATTGCGACTTCTGGGTGTGGGAACCATTTTGCGACTCTTCCTGTCCAATAATCATTTACGACCAGTTCAGTTTGGATGAATCCTTTTAGTACACCGGCTACAACAGCTTTTTCTGTTTCTGTGATATTGAGTTTCCAATCTTGGACATCTGGCCCCATTTGTACTTCTGTTGGGAGCCAGTGTGATTGCTGTTGACGCAACCAATAATCGTAAGATTTTGCGTATTCGAATGGTTTATATGTGATTCTTCCATTTAGTAACATAGTATTCTCCTATTTTGCTGACAGGCTGCTGAGTTGTAGATCTTCTTTGCTTTTCTTGATTGCTGCTTTAAATCTACTTACGGTATCATTTTGGATTCGTTCTTTTTCGATATCGTTATCATTTTTAATATCTTCTACTTCTGCATCGCTCAGCACACGGATTTTGCTACGAGCGGTATCGAGATGTACTTTAAATTGCAATCCATCGATTCCGAATCGATTTTTGGCGATGAACATAGTTCCGAAGCCTGTTGCTTTTTGCGTACTCATGCGTTGGAGTCCGAGAACGAAATCTGCTTCTGCTGCTTGTCCATATGATTCGGCAAGATTTGTAAGATCTACGATATCTGATTTGGCTCCTTCTTTATTTGATTGGAGTGCTGTCCAGACTGGTACATCTAGTTCTTTGGCCATTTTACGAATTTCTTGAATGACGAATTGCATTTCGAGTCGAGGGAGATCATATTTCTCGGTTGACGGAGTAATACCCGCATAATCGATAATGACTAGATCTGGGCGAATACCTTTGTATGTCATTTTATCGATATGTGATTTAATGTTATTGCATGTGATGCTTCGTGCTGGGAATTCTTTAATAATTAATCTTCCCATGTGTTCACGATTTGCTTCAAAGTATTGTTTAATCAAGTCAGTTGCGTCAGAACAATCGGATGAATTGATTTCTGTGAGGTGGCTATCATAACGGATACCTACATAGCGTTCATTTAGTTCCATGGTATAATGGAATACATTTTTACCTTGCAGGAGTGCCTGAGCACCGAAGTGAGTGAGGAGATGTGATTTACCAACACCTGAGGGCGCACAGACGATACCGATTTCACCGGCACCAAGTCCACCTCCCATAATTTTCTTTTCATCTAGTTCAGGGATTCCAGTTTTTACTGCATGACGGAATGTTACGGAATATCGGGCATCGATATCATTCATATAGTCGTGACCATTTGACGAAGCCATCCCGGCAGCGATAGCAGTTTTCATGATATCTACAACGGTTTCATATTTGTCTGTGAGGATGATGTCTACAGATTCTGTTAATGCTTTTTTAAGCATTTGCTGTCGGCAGAAGGTGAAAGCTTTTTCTTTTACCCAGGGGAGGTCGTTGCCATTTTCATTACGGATAACTTTTTGGAGGAAGTTATAGCATTGTTCACGGAGAACGAGGTCTTGATTATTTGTTAATTCATCTTTAATGATTGTGATAAGGAGTTCTAGTGTTGGGAATTCTTTATATGCATGATAGTAATTGATATACTTGCTAGCGATCATTTTAAGATAGATTGGTTCTAGGCATTCATCGACATTGAATACTTCGATGAATTGAGTACCCCATAGTTTATCTGTTAATAGAGCTTGGAGTAATTTTTCTTGAAATGACTTTCCAAGTGATGCAAATAATACTGGACTGTTACCTGTTGACATTTATAAATAGCTCCGTTTGGTTTGGGTTGTTGTGATTGAATGTATACTATCTGATAACTTTTATAAACTAGTTGTTGGCACCTACCTGAGCATTGTAAGTGTAACTATAGACTACTTTGAAAGTTGCAAAGGATTATCGAAGTAGTGTTTTAGCATATAAAAACGCTTGGTCGATGTCGTGAGTTAAAGGAATATCCGCCCCTACAAAGGTTTTAATATAATCCATTTTATTACAAATTGGTTTAAATATTTCCAATCGGTAATCAACTTTAGAAATCTGCGTAGAGGCTAAGCAGGAGGTATCTAGGTACATTAACTTCCAGTTTCTCTCGATGATATCCATGTGACTGACAATGTCACTGTAGCACTTTGGTCCTTTTTTATTTTCGTTTAGAAGTTTTGCGGCTTCGTTTTTAATCCATGATAGATCCAGATCTACATCGTCTCTTTTAAAATCTGGGAATCTATTGATAACAGTTTTAAGACCTATGCCTGGAACGCCATTAAGATTATCTGATGTATCTCCGACTAAAGCACGAGCAAGAGTAAAATTTCTTGCTGATATACCAAAATTATCTAAAACATATTTAGAATCTATTAATATTTTTTTCCCTGGATCAAATATCCTTACATCTTTATCTTCTAGTAGTTGATAGAAGTCTTTATCACTGGATACGATAATTTTTGTTTGATTATTGTTTTGGAATTTTCTTTTTACGAGATAAGCTATAATGTCATCGCATTCAGTATCTTGTACATAGATTTGACAAACAGGAAGATGACCGAGAATTTTTGTTAAAAGCTGTAATTGGAATAATTTATTTTTACCATCTGATGATGCTATATATTTTCCATCATTGCGGTATACATCTTGCAAAGCTTTATTGGTTGCACGATTTGCTTTATAGTTTGGATAGATATGTTTTCTTCTTTGTGATGGACCGCCTTGTTCCCATATGACATAAACGGAGTCTGGTCTTAGCTGATCGATATATGTTCCTAATGCTTTAACAAATCCAACGACTCCACCAACAAGGTTTCCTTCTGCTGTTACAGTTTCATTTACGCAGAAGTGTCTCATGAAAACATTGAAAGAATCAATTACTAAAATTGATTTATTAATCATACAAGTTCCATTTCTTTTTTCTTCCAATTTTTGGAATGAAATACAAGAAAACCTATATCCCCATTTGGTAGCAAGATTTTAGAATATAAGCTTGTACCTTTGTTAGATAATTCATCGCCGTTGCAAATAATATATTCGCCAAGGTGGATGCCGATTGGATCGCCAATATTATATTTTATAAAATAACTACGATCCCATTCTTTCCAAAAGTCTTCTTGATGCAATTCATTTATTTCTTTATCACTGACTTGTAATTGATTGCTGTTATAAATTTTATATTGTTTTGGAATATAACCTAGAGGATAGAATATAGTTTGAATACATTCAAAATAAAAATCTGGTGTAATATCCCAGCCATCTAAATTAAATATAGCAGATCGGTTTCTGAAAGGTTTTATTTTAAATCCTTTTACTAAGGTTCCAGGTTTAATACTGATAATATCTTTTAATAACATTATCAGACGCCACTGGAACCAAATCCACCTGATCCACGATCTGTATCTGCTACGGAGTCAGTCTCCTCAAAAACAACTGACATTGTTGGTGTATTGGCAATAATTTGCTGAATGACAAGTTGTGCAACACGCTCTCCTGAATTAACCACATATGGCATTTTACCGAAGTTTGCAAGAACCACGCCAATTTCTCCACGATAATTTACATCAACTGTTCCAGTGACAGGAAAAACAAGCTTCCTGGATAGTCCAGATCGTGATCTGATGTCAAGATAATATTGTGCGCCATTGATTCCATTGGTTGGACAATCTGCTAATTGTAATCCTGTTCGAACAACGGTAACTTCTCCTGGAGGCAGTACTGTTTCTTCTACAGCATAAATATCAAATCCAGCATCACCATATTGGTGAGCAGGTTTTGGCATAACAGCATTGGGATGTGTTTTGATAAATTTAATTGTTAGTTGTTGAATGGCTTGACCTGATACTGAAGTGATTGATTGCATAATTATTCCTTTTCCAAGGAAGATCATATCAATACAAATTTACAGAATCAAGAGATTGGTAAAACCAATAAAAAAGGGAAGCACATTTCTGTACTTCCCTCGTTTAGTTTATTTGGTCGATTGCCTGATTACTTGCGGGTGCGTGGCTTGACTGCTTTTGCAGGAACAGGAGCCGGTGTTGGGGCTGGCGGCGTTGGAGCCGGAGTTCCTGCATTTGAGGATGCAAGAACTCGGACAATCAGATGCTCGATATGGGGATGAGTCATAAAGAGATTCTTTTTGTTAACATTGATCGACTTCCAAGCTCCCATCAGCACTTCTGCTGGTGCATCATTCATGTACTTACCATACTGTGCAGCCTCATCAGAAGTCATCTCGTGGGTCTTTAGATGATGATCCATCTT